TTCCTAATGAATTTTCAATAAGGTTTTGATAGAGATATTTATCCTGACCTACAATAACCTCTTTGAGTTGAACACAAATTCGGTCATAATTTTCATCACTAATAATCGATTCATCGAGTTGATAATAAAGAAAAGAATGAACTAAAAATTGGCGAATAAGCATATCAATTTTCATTTTACCTTTATAAACATAAAATGCTTGAACCAAGGTTTGTATCCAGTGAGTATCCAAATAATTATATTTTTTCTTGTCTGTAGTTCTTTGACCCAGCCAACTGGCGCTTCTTGAATCAAATGATTCATTCTCACCGAATGGCCGGGCTTATACTCTACATTTTTTGTCTTTTGGTACAACCAAAGCCGATATAATATAAACATTAGCTATTGAATTGTTTTTCAAATTCACGAAGACGTTTCCAGACTGAAATCAATTCGACAATTTTCAGCCATGAACGAATGATATATTGTAAAGACTCTGCTACCTTTCCAAAGGCTCTCACGGTCTGCGACACAATGCCTAATGTAATTCCACCAGCAACAATAGTTGGTGCTAATGCCGCATAAGGAACTATAACCATTCCTTGAAGATAACTCCACTTAGCAATATTAAAATAAAAATAATGAAGATATGATTTATAGTGTATTGTTTGAACATTTTGAAATAGATGAAAGATTTTTACATTATCTGCTTTCGTTTCATCATCTTCTCCATAGACAAGTTCTTTACGATAACTTGCTTCTTCCTTTTGAATATCATATTCAATACCAGGAAGTTTTGAACCAACCAAAGATAATAAAACTGTTCCACCTAAGGCAGTTGTGAGAGCAACCCAAACAAGACCATGGTCAACTTCACCGAAATAAGGAAGTTCAGTCACACTTTTTGAAAGACCATAAAGAATTGGTACAAAAGCGAACAACATCAAAATTGATTCGAGCAAACCAACACCGAGGTCTTCTGTCAATCTTGCAAATTTTAGTGTGTCCTCTTGAACTCGTTGAGAAGCACCTTCAATTTTTCTTGCCTTTTGCCAGTTTTCCTGATAATAATCTGCCATTGACCTTCGCCAACGAAAACAATAATGATTCACAAAGAATCCATTGAATACAACGTTGACTACAATATAGATTGCGGCAATTTCGAAGAAAGTATAAAGAGAGCCATAAAACTCTTCAATTGATACAGCATTTGGAGTAGACAAGGCTTTTTGTAACATATCATAAAATTCACCAAACCAAGTATTTATTAGTGTATCAAGATAAACAGAATACGAAACAGAACCTAAAATAACTAACGTGCCTAAGATGGACCAATGCCAGTAAGACTTGTCGAGAAAGAAACGAAACATAATATTCTCCAAAGAAAAATTATATAGAACAATTCAAGGATGCGACAAATCTATTTATGAGGGTTCTTAATCATAAAGAACGGAGTAGTGGAGAATATAAGAGGGAATATTTTCATCAAGAATTGGATCAAATCTTTCATTCAATTCGACGCCACCAAAAATCACATTTTGTTTTTTTGTGATTGTTTCGGCAAACTCAATGCAACTTTCTAAACTTTTTGCGTGATGACGTCGAGTAAGAAAAGGAATTCCTTCAGCAATTCCAGAATTTGAATCAGTAAATCCATAGAACAAGTGTTGAATTGATTTTGAAAGTTCTACTTCAAATTTTTCATCAAACTCATCCTGAATTTCTTTTGAAAAATTCTTATTATACATTTATTTTCTTTCTAACTCAATTTGTCTTGTAGTTAGAGTGACGAGCAGTGAACGTTGCTTTTCTTCTTTTTTTCGATATTCGTCTAAGACTTTTGCAAACTTTCCGTGCTTTTCGTAAATTGAATCATCTTTTGAGCGAATTGCTTGGCTAAAATCTTTTTGTGCTTGACCAAGAACCTTTGATGTTTCTTCCATATCACGAACAAGTGATTGAACTTCTCTTCGAATCCAATCAATGTCTTTTGTTTTTGACGCCTGAAAATTTTTGATTTTCATTTTCGTGTCATCAAGAAATTTCTCATCAAGCAATTCTTCATTCGATTGTTGAGTTGCTTCAATGATTTGATCTGCAGATTTACAATATTCAATAAAAGTTTTCATATTTCCTTTGATTATTTTGATTCTTCAACTTTTTCTGTGAGAACGGAAAGGTCAACATTTTCCTGTGCATAATTGTAAGCATTTTTTGTTACAGTCTCAAGCACAGACCGCAAATCATCAAATTTATCAGGAGCATAGATTGCTAGAGCAATGAACGCACCGATAACCATATATGAAAGATTACGAAGCATCGCAATAATACTGAATATACCAAACATAGTCCACCTTCTCATTATTTAGTTTTTGAATGGTGTAAGAGAATTTCTTACTCGAGAAGATCTTATCAGACTGGTAGGAAAAGTCAAGTGGAAAAGTGGCATTTCTGCCACTTTTTTGAAGAAGGATTAGGCTTCGGCAAGACCTTCAAAGAAGCTCAACTCATCATCATCACTGCTGGGCTTTGCTTTTGGTTTGCTGGGCTTTGTCACACGATTGGATTTCGGACGAATTTCTTCAACTTCATCCTCATCTTCATCAACTGTCAGTTTGGATTCTGTCTTCTCAGGTGCTGAGGTCGCTTGTCCTGAGATTTTTTCGAATCTTTCTTTCAATTCATCATAGGACTTATAATAGTCAGGAGCAATGAATTCCTGCAAGGAATGTTGTGAATTCCAAATCTCTTCGACTTCAGTCTCATCTTCTGAGATTGCAGAAGGCTCATCGAAAGTTGACATATCATAGTTGACATAGCCAGCCTTTTTTCGCATTCTTAATCGGAAGTTGCAGCCTTCAAAGAAATCAAACACATCAACCGGCTCTTCTGGTGTCATGTCCTTGAATTCTGGCTCTGGTGGATTGATCTTTTTGTCAATAAATTCAAAGATTTTTGCACCATATTGAAACAAAAACACTTTACCTTCGTTGTCTGGATTTACAGTATCCTGAACTACATAAATGTTTGAGATGTATTTCAGTCTTCGCTTGCGAGAACGAGCAAGGTCTTCATTTTCAGAACCACCCTCATTCCAGAGTTGATTGTTTGCTTCACAAATAGGACATTTCTCTCCGATGCTGGTAGGACAGTTGTCAATCAACCAACCTTGGGTTCCCTTGAACTCATGTCGATAATACTTTGCCCACATGATTTCGTCATTCTTCGCTTCGGGAAGAAAACGAATAATTGCAGAACCATTACCATCCTTTGATTCCAAACGCCAGAAACGATTGTCCTCATAAGAACTACCCTTTGTCGATTCTTTCTCGAGTTGAGATTGAACTCGAGACAGTCTGTCTTTTCTCTTTGCCATCATTGTCTTAAAATCCATAAATTCTCCTTGATAGAATTGTAAACGAAATCCAACACCTAAGTATATCACATTCAAAATGGTTTGTCAAGTAAAAAAGATCTCCTTAGTAATATTTTTTAGGTCTTCTCGATCTTGAGATTTGATAAAATATGAAATCTTCTTTAGTCGCTGGTTCAGTTTTGGGAAATAAATGTTCTCTGTGATTCTTTCTTCCATCTTTTTCGAAAAACAAAGGACATCATTCAAATAATGAACAGTCTGTGGAAAAATCTCATTACGAATCAGCATTTTATAAATCAAAGGTATTTGTTGGTCTTCAATTCGAAATAATTCATCTTTTGAAAGATTCTTTTTCTTCAGTAAGTTTTGAATTTCTACCAGTTCTTTCTCAAAAAAATACTTTGGAGATTTCTGATAGCCATTCCAATAGCGCCAGACTGAAAAATAATCTTCAGTTGTAAAATAAGTTAGATTGACTCTTGGATTAAAAAATAGTGCAGGAATAAAAAAATCTGGAAAATCAGTTTTTTGTTTTCCATTTGCAATCACTGTATATAAGTGAAGGTCGGAAAAGTTATCTTTCTTGACCTTTCCGTTAAATTTACCGTAATGATATGTCTTTGAACTAAAATGTAATTTGACTGCGAGATAACATTCTTTAACTTCATCGGGCTCCGCCAAAGAAGTTTGAAATCTTCCTCGTAGATTTTGGTAAGAAGTGCAGTTTCTCAAATTCCTCTCTCAAATCTGATTTCAGTTTTCCTGAAACAAATGGTGCAATTGATTCGAATTCAATTGTTCGTTCATCACAAAATTGAATTAGAGTTTCGATTAGACTTTGATTTGTTTTTTCCTGTAGGACATAAATTTTTTTCTGAAAACTTTCAATTGTTTCAAACAACTGGCCTCCTCATTCACTTTGTTGATTATCATTTTTTTGAAGTGCCTCCTCATAATATTCAATAATTTTTTGCTGTTGAACAAGATAACGTTTGATATCCGCCATATTCAAAGCAAGGTTTTCATAATCTGGAACTTCGACTACATAAAATACCCATTTCTCACCAAGTTGTTTTTCAAATCTCGGAATCAATGAACCAAGATTATCTGGTGTGACAACATACCAATTGACGCCATTGAGTTTCAATGGCTTTGGGCGAGGTTGAATTGGAACATTTTTCTCGACGAATTTTGTTTCAACAACAACCTTGGGTTCTGGTGTCGGATCTGCTGAAGAAAGAAAACTACAACTACCAACGAAAACTGAACTAAGGATTAGAAGTGATTTCTTCCAGTTCCTTGAAAATCTCTGATGTGGCATCATTTACTCTTTTTTGAATCAATCCTGGTTTTGCAGCAGAAAGTTTAGTTAGATTATGTTCTCTCAATTTTTCATTGAGTTCATCTTTATATTCTTCCGCCTTTCGTAATTCAACTTGCAATTCGTCAATCTGTTCTTGTGTTTCTTTTGCACTTGCTTCTAGACGATCAATTGTTTCAGTTGAGACTTGAACTGTTTGTTCGAGAATTGCGGAATTTTCACGAAGACGATTGATTTCATCTTCTGCGGCTTGAATCTTTTGATAACCAACATATCCAATGCCACCCAATACAATGAGAAAAATTATCGATAAATAAATTCGATCAATCATTTGATTACTAAATGTAAATGAGAAAAAAGATACCGACAGTCAAAATTGCACAAGAAATAATGATCAACGCAATTTGTTTCATGTCAATATATGTTGCTTCTTCAATTTTTTGTGCAGGAGGAGTGAATGCGGGAGATTCTGTTTGTCTTTTTTGTGCATGTTCAATCACCTCTTGCATCCAATCTGGACCCTCAACATTCGGAGTCTCGGTTCGCCGGTCATCCAATGTTCTTCTTTCAGAAATTCTTCTTGGTGTTTTTCTTCTGTCATTCGTCACAGCAACGGTGTTGACTCTTCTGTCCATCATCATTCTTCTTTTTTGTTCAATCCTTCTATCATTGACTCTTCGATCTGTTTGAACTGTTGATTCGTCTGACATATTTGATTTCAATATATTTTTGTATAGATTCCGGACTTGACAGGAACTGCATCGATCATTTTTTCTTTTCCATTACGAAGGCCGTATGTCCAAGCCCATTCAAATTTACCATCGATGAGAACAGAATATAGAAAGCGGTCATATAATCCATGAACA